GAAGACATAAGTTGTCCCATCAATAAGGGCTGCCAATGCATCTTCTACAGTAATAATATTACTGTTAGAAAGCATAGACCACAAGGCAATGAATGTCGGTAATGGATTTCCAATCTTAAACTGGGATAGTCGGTTAAACCGGCTAACATATTTAATAATATGTTTCGTTATGAAACCCTTTCTAAGTAGGAACCATGAGGTATTAGCTCTACCCATTAGAGTATTACCGGACATGAACATTTTCCAAGACAAAGCAGAAACATCAACACCATCCAAGGTGGTAACTTTCGCAAACTCAGCAACAGCTGTTTTGGCACAAACTGATTTCGACGTATTAATAGGAACTCCTATATACTCCATCAGTCGAAGGTACTCCGCGGCGACTTTACTATCAAAAAGTATAATGTCGTCACCGAGAAGTTCATAGTCATCATACCAAGTGTCCATTGTTAATGGAACATTGGTTGGGACATTGAAAGCCCTTCGGAAAGCTATCTGCACCAAGAGGTGATGTGTAATGGCTAGCATGGCCCAAGAACTTAGGGCCCCCATCGGTTGTCCTACTGCATACTTTAAGACTACATATGGTTTCCCACGATCATCATAAAGTAGTGGCAGCGTAATCCCCGAAACAACGATAGTTTGGGGTACGTACTGCAGGGGTTTTACATCGAGATCTATTGTGGTTGGGAATATATCCTCATCATCAGTAAATTGTTCGATAAGTGGGTCATCTGACCGTACCGTAGGATGAAATCCTGGGTGTGGTATAGACTTATTCACTTTTCTATATAATAGAAGTAACTCTTTTTTAGTATAAGGAATACCTTGCTCCTTACAATAGTAATGGGGAAGGTATAGGTAATAACCTCGTTCCGTAAGTGCTGCACTCCAAATGGAGCCAAGGCCAGGGATTAGGAAATCTACTACAACTGATTGCAGCATTACAGGCAGACGATCCGTCGCCGCGGAAAGATCGAACCCGAAGCTTTTTTTAAAGTATACGGCCAATGCGGCTGCCCTCTTAATAGAGGCAGCTTGGTCAAAGGTTCCGTCATTCGGTAGTTTTCGGAGGAGTGAGAAAACTTCGTCATGGATCGGTTTCATAGACTGTTGAGTCCAGAAATCTACCATAGCGAACACTCGTTCCTTACCTGCTGCTTCGGACTTAATTGAAAGTTTCCCGATAAAATTATTTATGGGATTCAAGAGATTAACTCCCTTGTAGGGACTATCGACTTCTGCGACGACGGGCTCAGGATACACTTTAGGTGTAGCGAGACAATTCATAGTTTCAAAAAACATTGAAAGTTCTCCCTGTCCAGTTAATTCAAGAATTCTTTTCACGTAAACATATTGTTTACTATAAGCCAGCAATAGTGCGGGGTCAGTGAACATTCCAATCCAACTCACTTTTTGAGTGGATGAAGCTGTTTCTAACAGCTGGAGTGCTGACCTATCCTTTTTAAAAGCTCTTCTTGTAAAGAGTGCCGACGGATGTGCAGACATTAATAACGTCTGTAGGTCTCGACGTACCTCTACAATTTGAGCAAGAGGAACAGTCAGTGGTTCTATAATCGTTTGCAGTTTAAGCTGTCCTGGTAATTCTATAACTCTGTAAACAGAGAATAGAGTCAAATAGAATCGGATGATACTATGTGACTTACCATTTATCAACTTTCTATCTCTAGAAGGTATGATAACGGGCAATTTAAAACCGGTCAGTCGTGAATGACTGATTTCGGGTGCAAGCTCGGTTAGAGAATTTATTCTATCCTTTGCTATTGACTTCTGGCAAGCAAGTTGTGCTGCCTTCAGATATTTTACTGTCATGGCGGCTCCATGGTTTTTATACATTCTGTATATATACCCTGAGAAGAGTTTAACAACTCGTAGTCGTCCAGAAACTTTAACTGCATTAGGGAACACGGCGAAGATTACTCTCCAGCCGAACCCCCCTAGCAGGTCTGACAAGGAACTGATTCGGTATTGGATTACATCAACAGTGGTTTTCACACCATCGACCATTTTAGTTCTATGAACTGTTCTGGATTCGAGACCTGTAGAAGATCCCGATTTGATTTGGTCCAAACCGACCCATTTCCCCGCAAGGCTAATCATAGCTCCGTTCTCTCTGATGGATGCGAACAACCCTTCTACACGTCTTAGGTTTAATATGTTTTTCATGTTAGATTTAAGATTCCGACTTTTTCGGATATGTGTATAGAGCGGTATGGGTGGCAAATTTAACTTCTGAGGTGCAAGGGTTCCATCAAGTGGATTACCTGTTACCTTAACGTTTAGGTTTCCCTAATTGTCAGACCCCCTTTCGGTTCTTACACCGGAGCGAGCTGCCATTAGACCATACTTCATATCCACATAGTTAAGAAGTTTTAATTATATATTTCCAGGTTGAACCCGCGGTTGCGCTGTGTTACCCCGAAGCTCTAGGGCTTGGTACATTGGTCGTCCCAAAGGTAGTGACTAGGTTGATGTATTACTACATCTTCAAGGAAATTTAAAGAGGGCTGCTGTTACGGCAAAACTCTGTAATTAAGTTTCGACATCTACAAGAAATCGAGTGACAGGAAATACCAAATATTCATTCCTCCAAAGGAAGAACTATGGATAAAATCCACGTCCTTATTTAAGGGACATACGTGGTTTCCTGACAATGATTAAATATAGATGGGACTCGAGAACATAAGGTTCAGGTCTCACTATACAGCATGAGAAGAGTGGTTTCTATTTGGAGTGTCCCCCTTTCAGGGGTTCCAGACAAATAAAGTCACCTTTTTACCCATGTGTTACCAAGATGCGGAGCGCGGGTTTACGGCCCGTCCCCACCTATGGCAGCGACACATGTATATTGCTCAAAAAAAACTAGGCGGTGTAGGTCAAGCGACCTTTAATCCGTCTAAAAACTGTTCCCGTGAGTCCGGTTTCCTGAAAAGGTCCGGCCACTCAACAGTACTTTGTTACTAGTCTAATCGGCTTATAACGAAGTCTTATGAGTGTCTTAGAAGACACTCTATAATGGTTCGCAAGGCTAATTTTTTAGCCCCAGGTATCCATCCCCACGACGAAAG